ACCGATGCTGGAATTGATGTCATCCAGCCAGTATCCCCACTTATTCCTGATATACATGAGGCCATCTGAAATGCTGTAATCAAGGCCGTTAAAAGCTGCATTGATCTCATCTGTATGGTATACGAAAGCGCCCTTTAAGTCCGCCAGGGATATCTTGCCATCAGCCGCCAGCTGTTCCAACTTGTCTGTGGTGCTCCCCAGCTGTTCGTTCAGATATCTTACCGCCTCCGGCGAGCGTTCCATCAGCTGATTCAATGTCTCTGTGTCAACCTTTCCCTTTGCAAAGGACTTATTGACCGCTTCCATAAGGCCTGCAATCTCTTCATTGCTCTTGCCGGCAGTCTTAAAGGTCTTTGTCAAGGCATCGTTAAAAGCGATCGCCTCATCCACACTGCCAAACAGTTCTTTATTCTCCTGTACCAATGCACCGACAGTCTTGGCCGTATCTGCATAGGACATCTTCGTATCGTTCGCAGACTGCATGATCTTCTGCTGGATGTCTTTCTGCTCACCAAGGCCGCTCGTGGCGTTTTTGATCTGGTCATTGATACCGTTAAACTCCTCAGCCAGGGCGTTCATCTGGGAAAGAGAGAAACCAATGCCGATAGCTCCCAGGGCCTTCATGGCAAAATCCTTGACGCCTTCTATCCTGCCTTCGACTTCCTTCATGGAAGCCTCGTCCATTTTGAATCCCATAGCGATCGCTATGTCGCGCACTGTCAATGGCTCCTCCCCCTTTCTTCATTCATCTCATCCATCTTCGCCCTCTCAATATCCAGATCCATGCTGTACAGGGCATACAGCTTCAACGCTTCACTGAGGGTATAACATGTCTTTAGCTCCTCCATGCTCGCCAGCTTTGCCTTGATTAAGATGTACATCCTCAGTTCCAGTTCATTAAACCTGTTTACGTTAAAGGAGCCATAACGGGAGATACCATCTTCTTCACTGCTTCTGTGACACTCCCAGATTGGATCCCGATGTTCTCGAAAAAATCACCGTAATTCTCCTTGAGCACATAAAACGCCAGTACAAACATGTTCTGGGTGTTTCCACGGAACACTTCGTTGCACTTATCTTCTGTCAGATACTCCGCATCCTCCATGTCATCTCCTCGTACTGCGACCTGGCCGCCCAATAACAGCTCCCTGATAAGCCTCTCTACCTTATCCGCCGACAGGGAAGAAAACGCTCCTGCGATATACGGCGCCGCATCACTGACATCCATATCCAACAGGTTCTTGTTCTCTGCACCACTATCTTCACTGCCTTTAAAGGCACTCACAATGCCGCCGACAAGCGGTGAGAGCAGGCCGATGACTTCCGTGCTCAATCTTGCCGCATCAAATGCAGGGAGCGGATAGATATAAAATGTATGTCTTCCGATCTGCTTTTCTGTCGGCTGCATCATCTTTACTATATTCCTTGCTTCATTCATAACTTGCTCACCTCCATTTATTCAAGATTCAGGTCAGCCTGCCCGGTCTCAAGCACCCATTCCTTATTCTGTGACTCTTTCCCGTTCGTCTTTCCAGGCAGCTTTGTTACCCACGCCATGCTTGCCGAGACCTTTTCACCCCCGGTCAGATCATTGATGAGGATAGGAAATGTCCCGATCCCATCTTTTTTATCCTGCTTATACTTATTCAACAGGAACTTGTGCGTCGGAGAACTCTGCAAGAGTGTGAGCTTCACGCTGACCCGGTCGTTCGGATCCACCGACCGCACGATCTCACCATCGCATCCAGCCTTCGATGTCACACCAGCATCGAGCATCTCGATCACAACAAAAGAATCCTCCGCGTATCCTGTCACCGCGTGGGAACCAAGCGCGATCTTAACTTTTGAACAGTTATAGGTAAAAATATTGTCGCCCATCCTTTTTCTCCTTCCTTACCCTCAATACACCAGGTTGCCATTTAATTCCACAATGTGGATCGCGCCCGCCAGTCTCGCCGTAAACTTGCAGTCCCTTAATGTCCTGCTCGCTCTCTGTGTACTGCTCAGGGATGCCGCACGCGGCACAGTGATGGTATAGCCCTCCACCGGTTCATCATTCTCATCAAACTCTGTCTCTGCAATGCCGCCTGCCTCCTGGCCCGCCTGTAAAGCCGCACGCATCTGGTTCTCTACGAGCGTGATGCCCGTATCCAGATAAGGTATCTTAGGATTCTTGATGAACAGCTCAAATATCCTTATCTGCATCTGATTCTTTAACCAGTCACGGAACCTTATCACATCAATCCACTCTCCGCCGATCACTTTACCGTCACGTGTGATGTTCTTGCCTGCACAGGGGATGTAGTAATTCAGATTCTCTTCTTCAAGACTGCGCATCTCTCTGGTAGTCAGCTCAGACGCCGTAACACCTTTCAGCATTTTATAGGCCCAGGTCTCACTACCAGGGTCATAGGAGAATCCCTCCGCTAACCATGCGACATGTGCGTTCTCATCAGCTGTCTCAGAGTAGATGCCAAACGTGCGCATATAGTCTTTTCTCAGGACAGGATTCTTCTTCTCCTGCGTTGAAAAGGCAAATATCTTCTCCGTACTCTCAATCAGTTCCGCTACTTCATTGATGTCCGTATCCTCTGCCCCTACCAGTGCCAGGCCATTCCAACACGCCGTACCGATGACACGTTTCACCGTCTCTGAGAACTTCTCCAGATTTGTCAGACTTTCTTCTGCATCATCTGCCGCACTGGAAGCTCCCTGCCTTACAGCGATATAGATAAGTTCAGGCTTATGCTCCTGAAGGAAAGCGATCCTTGCAGCTTTATAGACGGCCTCATCCTCCTGCCACCCTGCATCAGCAACTTCTGCAAGGGATGCATATTTATCTACCGCTTTTAAGTCTTTTCCGCTCTTGAGCGGCCCATCCCCGATGAGCATGATCGTCCCAAAGCTGGCCGAATCCTCTACCGGTGACTCGATGGAAATATTACAATTCACGATATTGTCCAATATTTCACTCATATCTTTCCTCCGTTTCTACACTCTCAAAATATCCGATTTCTTCCTGGCTCTTCACAGGCTCCCACCCTTCTTTGGGGTTAGGGTTATGTATTTCCGCCTCACCGCCCTCATACTCCAGGATAAACCGCACTGCATATTCCTGCATGGCACGGTATCTGTAATGTGTCCTGTCAAGTTCTGATAGATCATGTACCAGACTCATAGCCTCGATGCATATGTTCTCTGCATACATCCTCTCTATCCCCACATCAGACTGCAAGAAAAGCAGGAATCTCGTCAGGTCATCCACAGCAGGATTTACCGTTGAATATATTTCTCCACAAATGCCGACCACGCTGTCCGCATACCGGTTCACTTCCAGTATCTTTGTACACTCATAGAAAGAACGGCTCATTCCATCCTTTACAACATCGACTGGATGCCTTGGTATCGACGAGTCCTTCATCTTGAGCGTTATCTGAGGCAGGGGACTCTGCGGCATATACTGCTCGGCCCATATCACGCTGTCATTCGGGAAACGCTCTGCCACCAGATCCAACAAAAAATCATTGAGCCCAGACAGTTTCATACCTTCCCACCTCCATCCACATCCCCGTCATTGTTTTCACCGTAGTCCCCAACAGCGAGAGGTGCCAGCTGGATATCTACTGCTTCCCGCGGTACCAGTCCAAAGACAGCCTCCATCTGCCCGACAGGCGTGTTTCCCCAGACATCCGCCCCGGTACACTCATACCACTCACCGTGATAATATATCCTGTCTGCCAGTGTACCAGCCTTTTCATCTGCCGTCCGGAGCTCTATCCTACCGATCGCTTTGACATTCTTCTTTCTCCGCATCCCCTCCGGGAGCGTCATGACATCATCTGATGTGAGAGGCTGGACATTCAGGCTGACCGTACTGTCGGTATACGCCGCATGTGTGCGGCCCCGTATGATCTGCGTTTTTTCAAATCTCCGTAATGTATACGGTTTCTTAAAGATATCAAGTATCATCATTCCATACTCCCTTTCTTGACTATCTGATAATGCACTGAATTTTTCATCGTTCCGGTATCAATGAGAGGCTTGTCAGAGCCTTTACTTCTGACAGTTGCGGGCGCATTTGCGACAAAATCACCCTGTTCTATCTCTGTCTGTATAAGATCCTGCTGAAAAATACCTGCCGTGTTCAATATCTCCCTTGCTGTCGCTCCATGCAGAAGGGCATCTTTCTGTGCAGCCAGCATATAATTGATATCTGCTTCATGCTTATCCACGCTGTCACGCATAAAAGGCCTGGATGGGATATCTACCGTCCCGAACTCATTCCACATGGCTATATCAACCAGGTCTGCCCGGGAACTGTCATCAGTTCTGCCAGATAGCGTGCCTCTCTGATACCCTATCCTGACCTCAAGTCCTGACAGTTCCCGGAGTTCTTTCATAAGCCTCCTACCTTCCGGCGTCCAGTCATCCGTTACCTTGCCCATCCTTTATCACATCCTCTTCATGCCCGCTATCATAATCGGTATGATACACTGCTTCCGGATCGCCAGAAACTGTAACCCATACGCCGTCAAGAGATACTCTGCATCTGCGCCGGATGCCCCGCCGCTTCCCGAAGCTGCATTATTAAAAGATACACTCGTACTCCCTTCTGTAAAGGACGCGATACCCATGGAATCTTTCAGGGAAATGCTTAATTCCCCCTCATTCTTTGAAGCTGGGGCATTGAGCGTCATCTTATGTGCTGTCAGATAAGCCATCGCCTGTGTATAGAGCCCTCCGAACCTGTCCTCACTGATATACGGTTCCGCCAGCTCTACCCATACCTTTAATTCATCCTCTGTCTTATCCTTAAATTCCGGCGCCACAGCTTTTATGACAGAAATGACCTTTCTTACTTTATCAATCTTCATAAGGATCACCCTCTATTATTTCGCTCCTGCCTGGTTCCCTGTGCCATCCGAGCCAGATGCCGGATCAGGATTTCCATCTTTCACGAGGTCAGCATCCTTATCGGCGTCATTTGCCTTCTTCGTACCGCTTCCCTTTTTTTCAGACTTGACCTCACTAAAGACACCGGCTTTGATATATTTCTGCACCACAGGATTTTTAGTATAGCCCTCCGGGCACTCTGCGGACTCCCCAGGTAAGAAACTCGTTTCCCCGATCCCGATTATCTTTGAAGAATTATTTTTTAAGACCATATAGCTTTTCCTCCTTTTTTGTTAAAAATATCCCCTGTGGGCAAACGCCCAAGGGGATATCATCAATATGTTTTTATCAGACTCCTTCTGCAAGTAACCCGGACAAAGGATAGTAGATGACCATGCCCGCGACCCTCTGTTCACAGGGAATCTCGATCTCCAATCCTTTCTCCTGCAACGGATACTGGTAGAAATGCATGGGGATCTCGAGTGTCATCTTCTTTTCATCGTTCGTAAAGAGGAACATCACATTGCTGCCCGTAGGGTTGATATCCGTTGATTCTGCCTGCAATTCATTAGCCTCACGGATCTCTTTCAGATACGGAGCGTGATCCAATACGAATTTCAAGATGGTCGTTTCCGTATCAGGGATCATGCGTGTTGC